CCAATGTACCAGCAAATGTATTACCAGTGTCATCAACGTTTAAGTTAGCGTTAAGTGCAGGGGTGTAATCTAGGATTCCAGCCATTGTAAGGGCGGAAGCAACGTCAGCAGAGCATAGAACTACGTTGCCTTTTCCGCGACGAGTTCTTTGTGCGATTTGGTTCGCATCTCTTTCGATCTGGAATAGAAGTCCTTTGAACTTCTCAACTGACCAACGACCATTACTGTCAGTGTCTAAGTCAAAAGTACCACTAGTAGCAGTGTTAACTCTTGCACCCTGTTCAGCAACCTTGTAGATTGTTCTGATAACTTCTCTGTTGATTTCAGCAAGTATCTCTGTTGAAAGGATATTTGCTAACTCAGCTTCAGCGTTCAATCCGTGGATTGCCTTAAGGTCTTGAGCAAGTTCTAAACTGTACTCTGCCTTTAGTGCTCTAGACTTCGCAGTAACGGTAACTTTCTCGATTGAGAATGCCATCTCGTTGAACTGATCGCCTGTTGCACCACCAAGTGCTTCAGCATCTGCTGTTGACATACCTTGACCAACTGCATAGTCACCTTGAGTAGCATCTGTTGATGGGTTAAGTGCTCCAGGATTGTTTGCATGCATTGCACCTGGTGAAGTTGTACCGAAACCAACTGATGTTCCATCAGATGCTTGTCCAGTATAACCACCTTGAGTAGTACCATTACCATCATTCTGTGCTGAGAATGCTGTATCTACTTCATCGAAGAATGTCTCGTCTCCTGACTGAGAACCCTTACGTGATCTCATTGCGAAGATAAGTCCTGTTGGGCCATTCATTGGTTGTACACCAGCTAGGTCATATGCGACCAAGTTTGGCATTGAACGACGAATAAGACTAATAAGTACAGGGTCAAAACCAGCTGTTGGTGAACCACTAGCTGATGATGCTGTACCACCGAAAGCACCGCCTGATGATGCAGCACTATTGCTTGGTGATGCTTCGTATAGGAAGTTATTTTGCTCCCTTAAAAATTTTTCTTGATTCTCCAAAAGAACCGCAGTAACCATTTTACGATGTGCATCTTGAATTTTAGGTGCACCATCATAACTTAGAATTGGATCCCACTTCTCTTGAAGATGTTCAGCATTGAACATTTCCATGTGAAATTTACCTCGTTAAAAGTGTGTTGTTTAAAAATTTACTAAAGAATTACTTTTTAGTGATTCTCTGAAGTGCTGACAGGTAATTGTCCATAGTTCCAGTAGATTGTACTGGTTCTTTAGACTCTTCTGATAACATCTCGGAGTCGTCACTTTGAGTACTAGCAACTTGTCTTGTTGGGAAATATGAATTTCTCAATGTAACTAGTTTCTCACGGTAATCGGATTCACTTTCGAACTCAACACTTTCAGCAAGAGATGCGAGTTTATCTTTCTGAGTAACTGCTAGTCCTTCAGAAACGTCACTTAAAATTCCATCTGATTTTGACTCTGCTAATCTCTTATTTAGAGCAACATTGCGATCAATTTGCTCGTTGAGTTTTTCTTCCATATCATCTAATTTATTTACCATGCTCTCAAGTACATCATATTTGTCTTCAGGGATTGATACATAATGTTCTTCAAATAGACTCTTCATTCCTGTTAGGAATGACTCAGACATCTCTGCCTTGAGCCCTTGCTCCACAGCAAGAGAGTTTTCCTCTAACCATTCACCAGCTACATACTCAAGATAAGAGTCAACTCTTTCTGTGAGCTTGATCTTGGTAGAGTCAATTTCTTCCTGTAGTACCTTTGCGTACTCTTTCTCTAAATCTTCCTTTATAATGGAAACTTTAGAGTTAATTGCTGCTTCAAAAATTGTCCTTGCTTTCTCTTGGAAATCTTCCGACAATTCTTCGCCAGCAATCAATGCGTTAATGTCATCTTCAACATTAACCTCTATTACTTCTTCTTGTTCTGCAACTACTTCTTCTTCCTCTGTTGTTTCTTCTGATTCTTTAATTGCATCTGCCATCTTCTTACGGAGAATTGATTCTGGTTCCTCTGCAACAACTTCTTCTTCTTGTGCAGGTTGTTCAGCAACAACTTCACCTTCAACTTCTGCTTCTTCCTCTTTCATTCCAGCTGGAGCTGGGTCTGCAGGTTTTGCACCTTTAGTTACAATATCCTTAACTTGCTTAAGTGTTGTACCAGGTGTTTTTAACTTATTTGAATCATCATCTGGTTTGGAATTTTCAGGTGTTGGCCCTCCAAGATCTTCAACACTTCCAAGTTGTGTGCCTGGATCTGCCATAGTTGGCATTGGATCTGCAGGTTTTGCATTAGCATTAACAACAGTCTTGGATTGCTGTGTCTTTACTTCCATTTCTTGTAATTTAGTTCCACGAGACATTTGTAACTCTCCGATTTAACCTTTGTTTAAAATTTTACTATAGTTATTTATAAATTAAAGATTTGTCAAGAAATCACCGAACAATTCGAGTTTCTTTTCCTCAAGACGTTTTTGGTCAACGAGGGTGTTTATTCTCTTCTGTGTTTGTGCTGCTTGCTGTTCACGAAGAATTCCACCTTCCCAAATCCACTCTTTTCCTTCCATAATTCCTGAGACAAAAGCATCAGGTGCAGATGGATCAGCAACTATATCTGCAGCAGTTGCTAACATAAAATCTTCACCTACAACTTTACATCCATCACGATCTTCTTTTAATGATCCAACACCACGAGAAGAAACTCCTAACATCACACCTTCATCTAAAAGTGAAGATGCAATTTTACCCATCGGTGTATTCAGTAGTTGTGCTTTACCTCTAAAATTATCTCCCTCTTGAACAAGTGATGTAATTTTATGAGAAACACGATCAAGGTTTACAGTTGGGCCATCTGGATGTCCAAGTTCACCAAGTGCTCTACCTTTTCCAACAAATGATTCATTGTATCTGTTAACTTCTCTTGCAAGAGTTTCGACAGGATACATTCTACCATTTCTGTTTTTGATATTGCCTTGTAAGAATACACCTTCAATATAAAGTTTCTTACTAGATCCTTTACCTTCGGTAATTATCTTTACGTTTGAGACCTCTTCTGTGATTAATTTCATCGTTCTTAATTAGTGTAACCTATTTTTGCACCTAATACTGCAGTTCCCGCATTTACAGAAACAGTATGTGTGGTTTGTTTTTCTAATACTTCAACTGAACCTCTTAAAATTGTAAAAGTTCCAACTGTTGTTCCACCAGCAGTTTCCTGTACGGTAACTACATGATCTGTTCCAGTTGCGGTATTTACTAAACGAACAAGAGTTGCTTCACTAAAACTTGTTCCAGCACCAACAGTATTAGGTACTGCAATTTGTGTTCCTTTAATTAAGACTCTAGCCATTTGGTTCCTCTTCCTCTTGTGGTTCGACTTCAGTTTCTAGTTCATTTGTCACTTCAGTTTCATTTGGAACTTCTGGAACTTCATCTCCAAAAAGTTCTGCACCCACTAGTGGTCTTGCAGCATCTATCTTCTCTGCACTCTTTGTGTATAAAATTTCTTTAATTTTATCGCTGATTGCAGCTGAAGATGCGTCATCAACCATCATATCCATTAAATCATCCATGTTAAGAAAGTATAATATTGCCTAATATTTATTTATATCTCTCCACCTTCAGGTGCTTCCGTTGCAGAACCTTGACTTTCAAGATCTGGTTCTGTAATTGGTTGACCTAAATCCATAGCAGCATTTGGATCTATTGGTGCTCCTGTGTTTGGATCAATCATCGCATTTGGATCTGGTAAAGATCCATCTTTGATTTCTTTCTTAATCTCTTTGTCAATTTCTTTAATATCATCTTCAGTTTGCTTAAGAACTTTAGTACGAACAAAATGATTAGAAAAATACTTACCCATGTATGGTTCCATAGATGCAACCACACCAAGTTGCTCATTTAATAATTCATTTTTCTTAAGATCTGAGAAATGATTATCATATAGGAAATCATACTGAATATGATCTTCTAATTCACTCCAATCTTCTGGTGTGATAATATTTTTAAGAATTAATTGAGTCTTCAACATATCGTTGAAAATTTGAGAAAATCTTTTTCTTAATCTACCTACAAATTTACTAAATTTTAATTCATCTCTTAATATTTCTGATGATCTTCCTAAGTTAAATCCACCTTGACTATCTAATCTACTTGTTGGTACATTTAATGACTTATATAATTTTGATTGGAAATATTCAATATCAGTAAGTTCACCTAAGTTCTGTCCGCCAGGTAAAGTTGTAATTTCAGTTCCCCGACCACCTTCTCTTCTTGGCAACCAAAAATCTTCAAGCATTGCCATATATTTACGGTCATCACGAATCTCTCCAGTGTCAGCATTATATACTAACTTGTTACGATAACGATTCATAACATCACGAAGATATTGTTCAGCCTTAATCTTTGGAAGATTACCAACATCAATGTAAAATATTCTTCTTTCTGGAGCACGAGATAATCTATAAATTACAAGACTATCTTCAACCATTCTTAACTGGTTAAGTGCTTTGATTGCTTTATGTAAATATGATAAAACTGTTTGTTTATTACGATCTACTAATCCTGATGTGCAATATGTAATTGCATCTTTTGCAATTTTGACTACACCTTTTGCACTTTTATTTGGATATATTCCACTACCTTTAGATCCTCCATCTGGATTGTAAACATAGTATTCATTTATTTTTGGAGCACCTGCATTCTTTG